TATTTCTTTTAATCATTGCCTCACTGCCTCGCTAGACGTCTCGCATATCCCGTGTTAGCGCGCAGTGATCTACCCTCGTTTCCGAGTGTTAACCAGCAGAGTGCAATCCCCTACGTGGCCTGTGTGAATGCTGGCTGTGACTTGCAAAGGGTTGCCCTATGTGGTTACACAGTTGCCCACGTACAGACTTCCGCAAGTAAGTGACCAGCGTTATTAAGTTATGTGTTTAGTGTTCGCTTGGTGCGTGCAGCTCAATGAACTGCTCGTACTTTAATGCCGGCAATTCTGGCATACCGTACTTGCTTTTCGTTTGGTTCAACTCTGACAGGCCCTCTAGATAGCCGGCGTACATTGTCGGGCCGTAGCCAGTTGTCACATAGTTAGTCATGTCAACTGGTTCGGGTTTTTGCATTGGGCCTTTCTTAATGGCGCGCAATATAGACAACACGTCTGGCAGCGCTGGGAATGACTTATGCCTGTGCATCACCTGCTTGTACATTGCTGGCAGGTCTGCTGTGTCGTATTGCAGCAGGTCTCGACTAGCGCGCCAAGTAGTGATAACCAGGTCTTCATCGAGGCTGTATGGGGAGGCTGGGTATAAGCCGCGCAACATTTTCACCATGTGTGCAACATCGTCTTTTGTCATGTTAATGGGGCTCCATTCAATAGTCGGTTAGTAATGAATTGCATATCTGATGGCCTCCACACGTAGGCCTCAGCGCCGGCAGCATTGAGTGTGCGTAGCCAATTAACTTGTGCTGGGTCTAGTTTGCCGCGCTCAGTTTTCAGCTCTGCGAACACTAAACCTTTTTCTGGGTGTGCCATACAGATGTCTGGGAAACCTGAATGCCCTTGTATAGCTGTCATCCATTTACCACCCACCTGCGAGGGCCTGAAGTGTGTAACGCGCCAGCCGTACATGATGGCCAACGCAATCACCTTGTTTTGAAATTCTTTTTCACTGAGCGCAACCATCAGTTTTTTTTCCATCGTGAAAGGTCTTGCACCATCGCTTGCCAATCGTCGCGGAATCGGTTGCGGTCTTCTTTGGTGTCATGCAGCAGGCTTGAATAGCCCTGCAACACTTCTTGCAGCTGCACAATCTCTGCCTGGTGTTGCGTGATCTCTAACTTGAGGTCTTCTATTTCTTGCAACGCATTCTTGAGCAGGCGCGCTTGGAAATTCTCTAAATCGTGACGCGCTCTGTCTTGTGCAGGTATCGCACTTATAAACGCGTTCCATATCTGGTCATCGCTCAAAATGGTTCCTCCGCCTCTAATGGCTCGGCTGGCACTTCGCCATTAACCAAAGCCTCAATTGCTTTCGATACCTCGTATTTAGACATCGTTGCAATGTTTAACGGTGGCAGTAACCCTGCTTTTTTCAGTTCGCTTTTGTATTTCCACAGTTGCTTTTCGCTTGGCGCGCTGGCTGACTCTGTTATTTTCATGTCGCCCTCGTAGCGCACAACCTTTTGCATTTCTTCTCGGCTGGGTCGTTTTGATGCGTCAGAGCCGGCATAGCCAACGTTCGCTAATGCTCGACCAATGGCTGAGGTTTCGCAGTTCTCCATGTGGCTCGTTGAGTTCACGCCTTTTTCGGTGTGGTGTTCCTCGGCCCAGCCAGTTGAAATCAACATGTCGCCCTCGTACAGCTCAGCCTTGAATATGCACCAGCCGCCAGGCTCGTAAGCATGCAATGTGGTGATGACGCGAGGCACAACTGAAGACTTCACAACAGTTTCCAGCCATCGAGCAAGCCGGCTTGCTACTGGTTCATAATCGTCAAGGTTGAAACCCATTACTCGTACCATCCGTTTTCGTGGTTGTTTATCCAGTCGGCTGCCCACAATGTCACCAAAGCAAACACTGTCATTACGCCGATAAATGCAAATATGCCAAATATGTTGCGCATTAGATACCTCGCCATACTCGGATAGGCGCGCAATGGCGTCTGTGGCTTGGCCTGTAATCGCCTGTAGGCACAATAAGGCCTGCGTTAGCGCAACGTTTCATTACTGGGCCTAAGGCTCTGTTGTCGTGCACTTGGCCAGTCATGCCTAAATTGTCGAGGTAGCGCCACACGTCGTCGGTTGTGAAACCGTTTACAGCTGACTTTGCTAACCAGGTGACTGCTGTGTCAGCGGCCCTTAGCCAGTTGCTGTCTGTGTTGCCCTCGACACTCTCCATTGCCGCGTCGCGTTGAGCGATGGCGTCAAATAAATTGGGGTGTTCCATATTTCCTCCTGCCGTAGTACTTGGAGTCAACATAACATATTGAAACAAGCAGGTGTGACATTTACCGTTTGCCGCTTGTGGCGCGCCAGTTGCCAATTCCAGAGGTTTTGTAAAGGTGTGCTGCCACAGCCAAATTGCAGGCTGGCTGCAATAAAACCGTCATATCGCCGTATCGGCTTTTGCAGACCTTGGCAGTCACGGAAACCCATGAACTGTTGATCTGAAGTAAGCCGCTGTCGTACGTTCTAACGGCCCTACAACGCTTGTAGACAGGCGCTGGCGCTCGTTTGCAGTCTTTGTACGACATGCCAGGCTGATAGTTCCAGCCAATGGCTTTTGGGTCGCAGCGCGACTCTCGATACATGATGGGGCTGAATAACGCAGGCGGTAGCCCTGCCTTGCGCATTGCGTCATGGTACTTCGGGCAGGCTTTGACTGGCTGTGTTGCGCTGTGCGCTGGGCCTGCTGTAATTGTGAGCGTGGCGGCCATGACTGCCACGACAAAACGCCTAATAAGTGCCTCTAAACATGTATGCCTCTTTTCTGCCGGTGTGAAAACCCTAGCAAAAGGTCAGCCGTTTTGGGCACTATGCAGGTCTGGGCACGCTTTTCCAAGCCTCAACAAAAGCCTGAGGGTTGTCTGCCATTGCTGGCGTCAGCTCTACATGTAGCCACAGGCCGCCACCTGAGCCGCCGTTAGCGGTCTCTGACCAGTCTTTCCAGCCTGGCTTGCCGTCACGATTACAACGCCAGCCTCGGCCCCATTTCTCGCAACCCTTTTTAGTTGTGCCGGCGTAGTCGTGCACTTCTTCAATACCCAAAACAATGTAGTTAGCCACTAGCCAGTTTGCCCACAATGCGGCTGTGGCTTTGTCTTTGTAACCAATATCGGCTGCTCGACCTGTCGCGTGTACTGACAGGCGGTCTGAGCCGCGCATATTTCTAACGGCCCAGGTGCCGAGGTTAGTAAAGCCTTTTTTACATATGACGTCTACAAACTTTTCTGTGCCTGCGCGCTTGCCGGCAGCTGCGCCATCGGTTGTGCCGGTGTAAATCATTCTTGTGGCTCTTTGTCTTTCGGCTTGTCTTTCAACCCGTTACCTGCCAGTAATCCAATGAGGCCGCCTGAGAGTGTGAGCAACATACTGCTGAGGATATTTATCTGTGCCGCGTCGAGTTCCGCCATGCTCGCTGGCTGACTGACAAAAAGCAGGCCGTACAGGATTGTGAACACTGAACCGACAAATGATGCTGTTAGCCCTATGGCCACAATCATGACAATGCGCGCTTTTATTTCCTCGTTAGTAAAACGCTTACCTGATTTCATCAGCATTTACCGCCTTGGCCGTATTGTGGTGCAGCTGTCGTGGTTGTGGTCTCTAAAACTGTCGCGCTTAACGCCTTGTTTTTGGTGCGTGGTTCGCAATTAAGTCGAGTGCGGTCTCCACAAGCAACAAGAATGCTGGCAAACAAAACGGCCACAAACGCGCTACGCCAAAGCATCTTGTGCCTCTGGTAACTCTTCGGTTTCCTCAGCTGTAAGTTCTCGCGTGATGGTTTCGCCTGTTTGCGCGTCGTGAAAAGTGCCATGTTTTGGTTCCATTTTTTATGCCTTTCGGTATCCATAGACGGTGATAGTTCCACCTGTCATAGTTGAGCCAAGAGTGTAAACAGTGAACCCAGTATAAGAGGTGGCTACTTGGTGGATGCCGTTGTAAACGCCCGCTGCGTTTTGTGGTACCCATTGGGCATTTGCAATGTTTGTGTATTTCGCCAAAAAAGGGCTTAACAAGTCAAATGAAGTGTTAATAACTTGATTATTTGCATTCCCAACGTATGTGAATAATGACGCGTTATTATCTGCTGCGCATAGGTTTGCGGCACTGGCGTAGGTTGCATATGTCAAAATGCCATAATAACCGGTTGTAGATGAACCAAGCCTTAGCGTTAGGTTGTCGCTTAATATGCTGCCGACGCTGCCAGAAACTACAACTCGATAATTATCATATGTACTAGAAAAACAACTAGACACAGCAACGCTTGATACAGCAGTTCCGATAGTTGCGCTGGTCACGTACACAAGCCCGCTGTTTGTCAAAAACTCGTTCGCGCCAGCTGCGGTCACCACTTCGCCAGTAGTCCAGGTTTTTACAGTCATTCAGTACCCCAATTTGTTGTAATCAAGTCTGCCATAAACGGCATCATTTAATGTTAGATAGTTGTTCAGGTCTTGCGCGCTTAAATAGAACGTGGCGCTGGCCTGTGTCGGGTTGCCGCTAAAAGTTGCGCCCTCAATAACACAGTTCAGGGTGACGCCTCGAAATGTCACTGTGACAGTTGAGCCAATTTCGCCCATGCTGTAAGACGGGATATCGCCATTTTGGGCGCTTAGGTTGCAGGTGACGCTCAAAATGCGTGTAGTTGCTGTGCTGTAAGTAGACAGCAGGTAATTCGCAAAGTCTGTTGCCTGGCTTGTCGAGGCATTAAACGTATTCACCAAATATGTGCGGTAAGGCGCACTGCCTGTTTGCACTGTCGCAGGTGAATAAGACTCTGGGTCAACAGTTACCTGCGTGTAGTAACTGTCTGCCAGGCTCGTAAAAGCAATCTGCTCAAAGCTGTGGTTGCTGGCGTCGTTTGTGGTGTCGCTGAAATTGCCGTAAAACCCAGCAATTTTGTAGTAGGCGTTCACCATCAGGATGCCGTCGCTGATGTCAATAAGCCTGCCGTTCATTGTCAGCACGGCCCTGTTTACCCAGTCGCCCCAAGTGCCACTAATCGTTGTGGCTGGGAATGCCTGAGTACCGCCAAAGCCGCTGCTAGTGCTGACATTCAGGCCTGTTTGTGTTGCGCATTGGCCAGCCTGCGCGCTCAAAGTGCCGGCAGTCATGGCGTAACTGTTGCCTTGTACTCGACCAAAGGCCGCAAAGTTGCCCTCGCATGTCAGGGTCACAAAGTCTGCGTTGCCTACGCTGCCGGTGTACGGGATACCGTAGTTAACGATGACATCAGTTAGACGGCCAACAAAGAGCTGCCGAAATGTGCCAGACGTGCCAAGCCTTACAGATATGCGCACCCAGGTGCCAGTAATAAAAAGCGCGTTAGGAGTTGTGTAGCCAGTCGGGTAACGCAAAACAATGTTGGCTGTGTTTGCGCTGTAGTTCTCTAATGGTTTTTCTCTGCCGTATTTAAGCGACACGTTTTGCACGTTGCTTACAACAGTTGTAAGGGTTGCGTACGTCGCGCCCACCTCTACCTGATACTGAACTATGGCCATTAGAAGATATTGCTTACCTTGATGGGCACACTGCCGTTTTGACGCATGTACGACTGCAAGGCCTGTACTACTTGGTTAGGGTCTCCGCCGTAAACGTTAATGGTGGCGTTGTTGTTGCGCTCAGCAATGTTTGCGCTGCCGTTCATGCCTGGGTCGCTTGGCGCTACTGGCTCAGCCATACGGCCTAGCGTTATTTCTTGCAACATTTTGATGTCTTTGCCTGGCTTAACAAGGTTGATGCCGTAAATGACAAGGTTAATTGCTTTGATAAAACCGTTAACCATGCCCTCGATGTAGCCGGCAATAGCGTTGACTACGACGCGCACAACTTCCCTGAAACCCTCAAATTTTTTGTATGCGTAAATGACAGCCGCGCCTAAAGCGAGAATGCCGGCAGTAATTGCTACCGCTGGGTTCAGCATCATGGCTGCGTTCACAGCAAGAATTGAGCCAGCCAAAATACCCATGCCGGCAATAACAGCTGCAAGTAGCTCTGGGTTTTTCTCTGCCCAGTCAGCAAACTTTTGTACTACTGGCAGCACTTTTTCCATGATCGGCAAAAACGCTTGCCCTATTGACTCTTTAGTTTCGCCAAATGCAATGCCTAGTTTTTTCATGCCACCTGCCGCTGTGTTTGCTGCGGCCTCGCCAGCGCCACCAAAGTTTGCCTCTAACACTTTTTGCACATCAGCAAGGCTGGCGCCGTCTTTAATCATGCCCTTAATCTCTGGGCTCAGGCTGTTCAGGCCTTTCATATTGCCCGCATATGCCTTGGCAAGCGCGTCTGTGACATCAACGAGGGGCTTACCAGTTGCCGCCGCAACATCGGTTGCAAGGTTCATTAGGTCTGTGGCTTTGGTGACGTCTTTAGTGGCAACGATCAGTTTCTGAAACGCTGGCCGCGCCTCATCATCAGAGATAGCAGCGCTTTTTGCCAACGAGGAAATGTATTTCTCGACTGATGCCACCTGGCTATCGGTCGCCCCAGAGCTTGCTTTTATCTGTCGCGCAAGGCTGGCCTGTGCTGCCTCATCCTCAATAGCGGCTTTTACGCTGTCACCAATAACAGCAACAACAGCGCCAAGCGCCGCAGCTGCCGGCACAGCCGCTTTCTTAATAGCAAATTGGGCTTTCTCCCCTACGGTCTCCAGTTGCTTAAATTCGCGCTGTGCGCGTTTAATGCCGGCTGAGTCAAAATCGCTAATAATGGGTATGGAAATCATTGCAGTTCCCTATTCACTCGGCTGATGACCTGCAAGGTTGCACGTTCAATTTCTTTTGTCACTTCACGTATCTTGCTGTATACCGCTGGCCCAAATAGGCGCGTGCGGCCTTGCGCTGGGGTTTTGCCTAAATTAGTGGCGAGCGTGTTGCTGTTCTTACGCCCTGCTGTCTCAAAAATCGCTGCTGCCGCGTCGCCTTGCGAAATAACAATGGTGCTGGTGGCGTTGCGTCGAGTATCCAGTTTGACCTTGACGCCTTTAGCGGCTTTCGCTGGGTCAAATGGAAAAAGTTTACGGCCATTGTTAGACCAGGGTCGCGCCATACCTGACAGCGGTACTCCTAACGACGTGTAGCGAGACTGCGCAGCTTGTATTGCTGGCGCTGCAATTACGGTGAGTTGCGCGGCAAATTCTTTGCGTAGCCCAGGCTCAATTTTGTTTAATGATGCAACAGCCTGCCGTACCCCTACAAGTTCGGTTCTAATTGTTGCTGTCATCGTCGCTGCCTTTGCTCATTCATAATACTAATGCAGGTATTTAGGTCAGCGCTGAGAAACTCTATGTTAGGAGGCCAAAAGCCAGTCTCTATCAGTAAATGACATAGAGCTAGTCTGTGGCCCCCTCGGTAGGGTTTGGGTCTTCTTGCTCAACAACTTCTGGCATTGCTGCAAGTTTTTTTATGAAATCGTCAAACACTACGGGCACTGTAACGCCGTGTAGTTTGCTGGCCTCGAATGCGAGATAAGCCAAATCCTCGGCGCCTATGCCTGACGCTAGGTCTGACATTTTGCGTTTATATTTGCGTTCCCATTGCACAGCGCACCAAAGGTTTGTTGTTACCTCGTACGGGCCGTTGCCAATATCTAGTTTTAGTGTTAGTTGCATGTCTGCCGCCTTGCGTCGGGTTGGTTATGGTGCTGTGATATCGCGCGCGTATGTTCCGCCAACAAATGAGGCGGTAACCATTGAGAGTTCGCCTACAGCGCCGGCAATCGGCGTGAAGTTGACAAGCTGCATGTTAATGATCGTGTACTCAGGGTTGCTTGCACTTTCGGTTGTGCCTGATGGCGAAATCTGCAATTCAGTGGTTCCTGTGCCCAAGTTTGCAAACAGGGTTGCCTCGACTTCGCCAGCGCCATAAGACAGGTACATTTCAAGATCAACTGCGACGGTCTGCAAGCCAGGCACAAAACGATGGCCAGTATCACCAAAGGCAGTTGACTCTAAACTGTCAACGCCCAAAGTAATGGTTGCGCTACGACACTGGTCTGTCAAATCAACTTTGGCGCCTCCAGTTGTGGGCGCAAGGTTTACTGTGGGGTTCGTTAGATATGTAGAGGTTGCCATTTTGTCTCCTGTGGTAACACTTCGTTATGTGTAGAGCGTAACACTTTTAGGCCGTCTGTGCCTGCAAAGCCATTTGCAAGTTGTAACAAGGATAGGTAGCGCCGCCAAGCTCGACGGCCCCTGGCTGGCCTGACATTACGATAATGGGGCTGGCAAGTACGGCAGCTGCAATGCTTAGCAGTTTTTGCAGTACCGGCAGGCCTGCTGGCCCAGTGCCGATGACCTTTACCGTAAATTCCATGCGCACAATGTTGCCCTTGCCGGCAATGGTGGTGAAACTAGGCGCGTCAAGGAAAACGCAGTTAGGCACAACCTTTGTTGCATCAGTTACGACGCGCAGGCCTGTCACAGCGTTAAGGCTTGCAGCAACGTCTGCTATGGCCTCGTTAAACAGGTCTGTGTAGGCCATCAGGCGACCTGTGGGCGGTCTATGCCTAAGAGCTGCTTAATCACTGGGGTCATGGCTGAAACGCTGGCTTGGCCCATGTTGTCAAAAGTTGCAAACGTGTCTTGTGTGCTGCCTCGACTACGCCACAGCGCTGCCGCGTACATGAGAGTTCCCAAAGTCACGTCGTGCCCAGGCGAGACAGTCAAACTATCGGCATAGCCTGCCTCTTGCCTGCGCCGATAGCAAAAATCGCAGGCCGCGTTTCGTGCTTGTGTTAGCAGGGTGTAATCGTCGCTCGGGTCTGCGATATCTACGCCCAGATAGGTTTCGCATTGAGCGACGGTTACCCAGCTGCAACTCTGCGTATATGTGACTGTGCCGGTGTATACAACTGTGTATAAAACGTCTGCGCCTGTGCATGCGTAAAGCACTTGGTTTTCTCTGGGCACGTTTGCATTGAATTGCAGCGCCCCTGTCTGACCATCAACGCCGATGTACTCGTAGAGCGGTGTATCAAGCACGGTAAACGTGCCGTTGAATGGTGCGCCGAGTGCGGCAACAGTTACCTGCTGGCCCACAACTATTTCTGTGGGTTCCAGCGTCTGCACTACTGCGTAGTTGTCTAGCAGTAGTTTGCTTTGTGTTTCGTAGACAGCCATGGCGGTTACGCCGCCTTTCGACTAGGCCTGTGTGATCTTGCGGATCATTCCACCAATTGCAGCAAAGGTGCTTACATATCCATGGAATGACATTGTGCGACCAAGGGTTGCCGGTACTTCTACGCTCATGAGGCCGCGGATGCTTTCGTAAAATTCAAAGGCATCGCCTGAGCCTTGGCCTACGCGAGTGATGATCATGGTTTTGGCAGCGAAGTTGCTGTCGACTACAAGCTGCAAGCCGAGTGGGTTGCCGTTCCATGAGGTCGCATTTCCGCCACCAAGTGCGTTTTGACCTGTAAGGCCTGCGCCGATGAATGGGAATACTGGGCGACCAGTTGTGTCTGCGAGTTGTCCCATTTGGCCCCATACGTCTGGTGAAACAAACATGTGGGTAGGGGTGAAGTTGCGACCATTTGAAATGTCAACTGCTGAGTCGTAAACGCTTTTCAGCAAGTCGGCTACGGTGCCATCCCATACGCCAGACGAGTTTGCAGCAGCGAGCAAGTTGTCTGCTGCGAGGTTGTCCGATGCGATCATGTATTCGCCCATAAGGTCGTTCAAAATAAGTTGCATTGCAGGGCCTGACGTAAAGTCAACATCCTGAATGGAGAGGGTGACCTGCCCAGCCAGCGTAGTTTTGCTAACTGAGTTTGAGGCAATGACCATTGTCTGTGCGGTAACTGCGCTGAGTTCAGTTGACTGTGTGCCTACATCAGTATGAGTCGTGATGGTTGGGCGAATAAAAGTTTTTGACTGGCCGCCATCAGGATAAGCGCGTACGCCGAGTGCCTCGACGCAAGGGCGCAGGAAATTCACATTTTGCACCAGCGGTAGCAACACGGGCACTGGCAACAAGCCTGGCGTATCGGTTGTCAAAACATCGCCGGCAGCTGCTTGCAATGCTGTGCGCTGTGATGCAGAAAACTCTGCTACTGCTTTGTTCATGTTTGCGTATGTGTCTCCACCAATGTGGTACGCAGCCATAAATTCGCCTGCGGTTGGTAAAACAAATTCGCGTTTTGGTTGCGCAAACAATTTTGATGCGCTGGCCTCAATGACTTCAGGTGCAGTTTGTTCTGACATTTCGACTTCCTCCGGTGGCTGTGGTTCTGTGTTTTCTTCGCCTACTTCAGTATTACACAAATCTTCAGGGTTTGTGTCAATACTTGCAGCGACTTTTGTTATGACGGCCTCGGCAAATGCCGGCTGAGGCACAAGCGACAGCTCTAACCACTGCCCAGCCTCTACGACCATTACCCCGTCTTCGTTGTAACTAAATTTGGTGGGGTTTACGCCCACTGACACGCTGTCTAAAACGCCGTCTGAGGCCAAGATCAGTGCCTCATCCCCTAGCGCAGTTGCGCTGACCTTGGCCGAAAAGTACATGTTTTCCGCGTCATCGGCGCGCTCGGTTACTAGGCCGATGGCCTGAGTAGCGTCGTGTTGCATGTAGAGCTTGGGGGCTTTGCCATCGACTGGGAGGCTGCCGCGTAGGAACATAACTTCTGTACCGCTGGCATTTGCGACAACGTTATACGGCACGGCAATGCCAGTAATTGTGCGCGTCTGGGCGCCGTCAACTGCTGCTGCGTCAATGGTAAACGTGCTTGCTGTTACTCGTATCATGATGCTAATTCCTCCTGGGTATTTTCGTTGTATGGCGTCATCGCGTCAGCCACGTAGTTTTCTTCTAGGTAATTTTTTGCGTTGAATTTTACGTATGTGCCGCGAGGCAAAACGTTGTTTTGACTGAGCGTGGACGAAATGCATTCTGCATATGGCTTAACGCCGAAGATATACAAATCGGCACGACTTTGCTCTGATGAGGTGTATGCGTAAGAGCCAGTAGCGACGCCAACAAGATATGGCGGTATTCCGCACAGGCGCGCTAAGTCGAGTGCGCTGTACTGCGCGCTTTCAATCATCAGCATTTTGTCGGGGGTTGCATTGCTTGGCTCGTACGTTAAAAACTCATTCAAAACCGCCGTTTGCGAGGTCAAACGCGCCTGGTTAAACGCGGCCCCGATATCGGCCAACTCGGTTGCACTGAGGGGCTCGCCCCCCGTTTGTTTCAAAATTCCGCTAGGCAGAGAAGTGCGAGCCATGTTGTAGCGGCTTTCCTCAACCTTGAGCGCGGTAGCGATAGTTTGTGCGCTGCTGTAAATGATGCCTTGAATGGGCGACAAGAATTGCACAAGATCAGCTGACGGTATTTGCTCGCCAGCAAAGTAAACCTCGTTGCTGATACCAAAGAATACTGGGCCGTCTGGCTGGTCAGGTGTTGTTACGCTGCCGGCAGGTATGCGCGTAAATGATGCTGGGAAACCATCGGTTGTGCGTGAGGTTATGTACCAAAATGCCCTGCCATAAAAGAGCAAGTCGTCGAGAGTCCAGGCCATTTGAAATCCATAGGTTGCGCTCGGGTCGGGCTGACGCAACCATGACCTCGGCGCAATGTTGACCTGTTCCATTTCACCTGTCGCGTCGTTGTAAACCTCGTTGTACATTTGCAAAGGCATGCAAGCAATGACGCTTGCAAGCAGGTCGCGTGAACGGCTGACAGTTGCCAGGCTCATTGCGCGGTTGCGCGCTGTGCCCTCTTGGTATTGGTAGAACTGGCCTATTGACTGCGCGCCGCCGATACCTACGGCAGCTTGTACTTTTGGCGCCTCGGGCTGAGCAGTTACCGTCGCCGGCGAGATCGCCGCTTTTTTAACCTTGGTGTTTGCAAAAATGCCCATGTTGTAATTATGCCTCAAAACCTAAGTTTGTGTAGTGATCGCTGGCGTGTATCCGGCAGGATCGCCAGCGATCACCAACAACAGGTTAGCCGTTGATGACAACTAGCACAGGCTTGTTTTTGGTAATTGGTTTAGATGCCAGCGCGCTAGCAAAAACCATACAGCGCGCCAGTTCTATAGGGCCTGCACTTTTCGCGCTCGACAAGGCGCTGCCAGCCTGGGTCTTGACCATTACGGCCCTGTCGCAATGCTCGGCCAGTGCGTTTTCGCCAGTATGGAACAGCCTGTTTTCTATAATCATGTTGCGCACTAGAGGCGTGTATTTGAGCAGTTCGCCATAGCCCACGGTTTGCGAGCGCCGGCGGTAAACGTCTGGCAGATGCAAATCCAGCATTGGGGTGATGGCTAGGTTTACTGTCTGGTCAGCCAGTACGCGCACAACTTCTTGCCACATGGCCTGCTCGGACTCGACAGCAAACTCGACTGTGCAAGTTACTGTGCCGTCAATATGACCCACTGACCTGACGCCCACATAACGCGAGTCGTCAAGGCTGCTGTCTATTGCGAGGGTTCCCCCTGTCGGGCTTATTGTGTCTGTCTGGCATTCTGCCCACTTGCCCACAGGCAGCCAGCCTTGCGCAGCTGCCACCCATAAGTTCAAGTGAGCGCGCAACCAAGATGACCTGTCGGGCGACTTGCTGGCCGCGATTAAAGCGTCAAGGCTGACGGTCACGCCAAGCGCTGGGTTAGCCCATGCCCACCATTGCTGGTCATCAACATTGATGCCAGGCGGTGGCGACCAAGACGCAAAGTACAACTGCCGAGAAATGCCGGCGTCAATATCGTTTATGCCCTGTTCGCGCATACGTAGCATCGCCGTGCTCGACTCATCGCCAGCCGTTGACCAACACGAAAATAAAGGATTAGGCCGCGCAATCTGACTTGGTTGGAGGGCATCAAACACAACGGTGGGTTGAATGTTCCAAAGCTCGTCGCACACAATTAAATCATTGCTGCCGCCGTGAGCGTTGCCTGGCGTTGCGGCTCTGACTTCCCAGCGGCTGCCGTCTGGCATGTCAACACTCTTGCGACCTAAAGCGCGCAAAGGTTTGCCGTCAAAATACTCGGTAAGTATCGGTTGCAGATACATGAAGATGGCCTCGGCCCTGTCGAGTTTGTGGGCCGTGCTCAAAATGTTTTGTGGCGTACCGCGCAGCTGCGCAAACTCTGTAATCCACCAACCAATAAGGGCACTAAGGGCAACTGTCTTGCCCTGCTGGCGCGCCGTTTCCACAAGACTTTGTGAGCGCAACAACTTGCCTGTTTCATCATGTTCTAACTGGCCACTAAGTGCATGTACCTGCCAATCCATCAGCGTTTTGCCCATGTACTTTTTTGCCCAAGCTGCAACAGCAGGCCCATACGACAAATCCCCAAAGCGCGCAGACTCCAGTCGAGGCAAGGCTCGGCCAATCAAAGCCGGTCGGGGCTGGTCGTCGCCAGTTACCGCCAGTTCAGGCTGGTTTTCCAAAAAGAGAGAGTTTGA